ATGGGGCGTAATTCATCCAAAAGAGATGCCGACAGGTTCCTGTTTCTGAGGTCCGGAAAATACTATTACCGCCGTCGTGTGCCGGACAATCTCGCCCCCCGCGATGAGCGTGCGCCAACGATTCGTGTCAGTCTGAAAACAGATGATCTCGCTCTCGCCCGCGCCAAGCGGGATTTGATGGAAGAGGCGGACAATATCCTTTGGGCCTCCATGGTGCTCGATGAACCCCGTGATCCGGCTCGCTCTCGATATGAAGCGTCGATGAAGCGCGTCGAGGCTCTCGGACTTACCTACCGATCTGCTCAAACGATGAGCGCACAATCATCACTTGATGAAATCGTCACGCGCCTGGAACGCGTTGCCAGTGAGCGGTTGCCGCAAGAGCTGGCGCAAGGCGTTGCCGGTGGTATTCCCGTTCCTGATGTGACTGTCAGCAATGCATTCGAGATCTATTGCGATGAGATCGTGCCGGATGAGTTGGTGAACAAGAGTGCTGTTCAAAAGGCGCAATGGAAAAAGGTGAAGCTGCGGGCCGTGAACAATTTTATCGCTCTCGTCGAGGGCGATAAGGCGATGACCGACATAACGCGTGATGACGCTATGAAGTTATATCGTCACTGGTTGTCCAGGATCGCGCCCAAAGAGGGGAAATCCACTCACTCGGCTTCGTCTGGCAATCGCGACATCGGCAACATGCGGGTGCTTTACGACGCCTATTTCACCTATATCGGCGAGGAAGGCAGGGCGAACCCGTTCGCACGTCTCAACTTCTCTACAAGAAAAAAGCGTTCCCGCCCGCCGTTCCCTCGTGAGTGGCTTACCGGAACGATTATGAAACCGGGAAATCTGGCGACCTTGAATGAGGAAGCGCGGGGGATCGTGCTGGCGCTAATCGAAACAGGCGCGCGACCAAGTGAGTTGGCAAACCTGACTGCGTCATCGATCCGGCTTTCGCATAAGGTGCCGCATATTGCCATCGAGCCGCGTGACGATCCTGATGATCCGCGCGAGATCAAAACAACTTCATCTGAGCGCATTGTGCCGTTGGTCGGCGTAGCACTCGCTGTGTTCCGCAAGCACAAGCAAGGATTCCCGCGTTACCGAAACCGCGAGAATGATCTGTCCGCTACGCTAAACAAATATTTTAAGGAAAATAGCCTCTTCCCGACGCCTCAGCATAAGATCTACTCCTTTCGTCATTCTTTTGAGGATCGAATGAAAGAGGCGAACCTGGATGATGAACTGCGACGGTTGTTGATGGGGCACACAATCGAGCGTCCCCGGTATGGCATGGGCGGATCGTTAGAATGGCGGCAGAGTGAGCTCAAGAAAATCGCCCTGCCGTTTAGTCCGACTATCGTTTAAATGACGCCCAGCTCTTCCAGTAGGCACATGACGAACGGTGTTACTGTTGCTGGATCCGTGATTTCCATCACAAAGTCACCTTCATCGCCCTCGGTTGTATCTTCAATAGGGCAGCGGCGCAGCGCATAATCGATAGCGTTGCGAATGTCGACATCACTTGGCTTGTTCATAACAGTGCCCCTCCATTTTTCTGACGGCGTTCCCGGCACACTGCAACCATTGCCAACTTCCTGTTACCGATCTCCACTCGCTTTGGGTCGCCGGTCGCGATTAGGAGCTTCGCAGTATATTCGAGTGGCCCGAAGCGGTCGGTTTCGAGGGCTCCGAGCTTTATTGCTAGCGCGCGCTTGGATTTCGCTATGTCAAAGTGAACCCACGATGCGTTCCGATGTTTGCCGAACGAAAGTGTTGGATGGCCTTGTATCCATTTCCGTTGCACGCCGATCTTGTCTGCCATCGTGAGCAACTCTTCATCCGTGTCAGCCCACATATGGCACATGAGCATGTTGCCGAACGCTGCGGCCATATCATCGACATAGACGCTCATGGCTGCACCTCAATCTGATCGATATTGCGATTGATGGCGTGGTAGGTATAAGCGATTATCCACGGGTTCGCGTCCCATGAACGCTTTCCGTTTATGTGCTCCCAGAGCATCCGGAAGCTATCGCGCGCAGAAGTGCAATGTTGAGCAGGAACCTCCCGACCATCTTGAATCGTGGTCATGGATGTGGATATTCCGTAGGGAAACCAGCCGCCGTGTAGCGGTTCAACACCTTCCGCAACCGCGTCAGCTTCGCTGATATATTGCAAGCGTTGGACCCGAACGTCGGTGACGATTAGGGTCAGGCGCGAAGCCCAACGCGGCATGTGGATGGACGGCTTTTTAATCCAGACGGCATAGGGATCAGGGGCGGCAAATGCTCCGGAACCGGGGCGTAAGCCGTTAGGTCCATAATGCTTGTTAGCGCAATTGGGCGGGTTGCCGTCTGCGGCGTAATGGATCGGATCCGAATGGCGGTAGGCGAGCGGTGCAGGCGGTACTTCGTCGCCACCCGGCGTCGTCCCATAGCTGTAACGTGTCGCAATCCACCAAGCCTCGCGTACCCAGAGGCGGTCGCCAATAGCATTAGTTTTTGGCCAGCGATAAGGATGATCATTCTCGTCGTAGGCGCTGACAATTCCGTTTTCGACAAACGCTGGCGGTTCATCGCACCATGCGTCCAGCACGCGGCGTGTCTGCGTTTTGCGCTCGTCAAGATTGGCGCGAACCATCGGCGCGCTGAAAAGGATAGGGCGATCCATTATTGTACCCCTCCCTGCGTTTCCGGGAATGTCGTCGTCAGCCATTCTGGCAAATCGCGCTGTGGGTCTTTCGGAAGGCTCATTGGCATCATCACGCCTACGAAATCGGGGTAGTCATGCATCCGGAGGATTATAGGTCCGTGCCCGGTTGTGCTGTTGGTTGTTTGCAGCGCGTAGAAATGGATGCCGTTCTGGCGGTTCTCGGTAACCGTGTTGTGCATGCGCTCAAACAGCCCGATCACTCCGGGATTAATGCCGATGATGTCTTCTTCGCGAGCGGGCAATTCCATTGCTTGGGTCAGCGGCGCACGCCAGCTTACGCTACGGCCCGGTTCTGCCTTGTAGTCAATGCCGACTTCGAGCGAGCCGACAGCCCCGGTTCTTTGGTATAGGCAAGGATAGAATTCATCGTCCTCAGCCATCCAGTCCGGATGGCGCATTTTTGTGCCAACAAACATGCCTGCCGAGTGCATGACGACATCGCCAGCTTGCGACCACTCTGGAAGTCTGGGCGAGTATTGCTGCCCGCAATAACTCATCGGGATTGCGGCATGAGGCTTGCAGTGTTCAAAAGCGGCCTCTGGAACAAGTGCGCTCATTGCCGTTGTGCAGTATCCGCTTGGATCACGAAAAACGGCCATTGCAGTGCGCGATATGGCGACGATGATACATCCACCCAGATCGCACGGCTCAATGATGAGGTTGCACCCGAAATAGCTTTCATCGTTTTGCTGGCTCGCCAGTATCGGCTGTATCATCCAGAGAATCTCTGCGCGAAAGTGTGCATAAAGGTGTTTGCTGTCGTCGGTCATGGCTGGACTTCCGGCGCGATATACTCGGCGTTTCGTGTGCTGGTGAAACACCACGGCTCAAAATGGAGGTTATGCTTGATCTGCCATGCATCGCAGGCAGCTTTCAGCATTACGACGAGATCTTTTTCTTCCTCTGCTGATACATCGAAAATGTTGTCGTCGCTGTCTGGGTTGCGCAAATCATACGCTCGTTCCTCCGCTTCCTCGATTGCACAGTTCGCGCCGATGTAGTCTCTCAGGCGAACCTCACCCTTGACAGCCTCGATAACGTGAATGCCGACATCATCGCCGAAATTATCGTGAGCCTCATCGATAGCGTTCCCACGCGTGTCGCACGGCCCTACGGCATAATATTCGTCATTAGATCCTGCGTACCATTTCCAATTTTTCTCTGTCATCGCTGCTATCCCATTAAGGAGAAACTTGAGTTCTGGTCTGTAAGCGGTTGATTGCCTTGGCTACTACGTCCTCAGCGTCTCGCAATTTCTCCAGCTCGGATTCCAGGCGCTTCCACAGTGGGACCATAAGGACGGCTTCGCCCTTCGGTGCCCCGGCCATGATCCGCGCGAGGATGTCGAGCGCATTTTCTACGCGCTCGGCAGTCATTGGAGGTTTTTTGCGAGATCGGGCCATTACTCGGTCTCGACTGGTTGGCCGTTCTGGAGGATGTAAAACGTATCTGGCTTAATATCGTTCTGACCGGCGACGCCTGCCCATACCGCGATGATTTCCATCTGGTCGTTACGTTCGACGAGGAACAGCGCACAGCCTTCCTTGCCGCGTACCTTGCCCTGATAACCCGTTGCGGTGGCAGCGCTCCAGCGTCCCGATGCGGTGGCAGCGCTCCAGTCTCCCGATGCGGTGGCAGCGCTCTGGATCCCCGATGCGGTGGCAGCGCTCCAGCTCCCCGTTGCGGTGGCAGCGCTCCAGCGTCCCGATGCGGTGGCAGCGCTCCAGTATCCTGTTGCAGTGGCAGCGCTCCGGTATCCTGTTGCAGTGGCAGCGCTCCGGTCTCCCGATGCGGTGGCAGCGCTCCGGTCTCCCGTTGCGGTGGCAGCGCTCTGGTATCCTGTTGCGGTGGCAGCGCTCCAGTCTCCCGATGCGGTGGCAGCGCTCTGGTCTCCCGATGCGGTGGCAGCGCTCCAGTATCCTGTTGCAGTGGCAGCGCTCCAGCGTCCCGTTGCGGTGGCAGCGCTCCGGTCTCCCGATGCGGTGGCAGCGCTCCAGTGTCCTGATACAGTTGCAATCGCTCGGTCGCCTTGAACTTCTATTAGCTCGCGTTCGCCAGATGCGTGATGACCATCAATGCGTTTGGCCCGGTCGACGATGTAGCGCACTGCGGCTGCGATCAATTCCGGGATTTTCAACTCGGCTTTGATGGTGATTTCGGCTGCTGCGATTTTGGTGTCTTTACCTTCCTTGCTAGTGTCGCCGGAAAGCTCGACCTCTCCATAACGGCTGCTCGCTGGAGGATGATATCCAAAGACATCAAGAGGGTATTCGCAGGCATGAAAGCCGCTTTCACAAGCGACAACGCCGCCTTGATGCTGGAAGCTCTTACTCAGCTCAAACTGGTATCCTCGGCAGCGCAGCTCGGCGTCAAAGCCTTTGTATGCAACAATCTTAGTCATGCGGATCCAAGCCCCTCTCGCGGGTGATTTTGAATTGATGAATCAATCGGTTTGCCGCTAATCGCGGCATTGCCTCGCGCCTCTCCGGCACGGTTACTGTGGTTATGAGCGATGCGACCGCTGCCAGCAGGCCCTCGGTCAAGCCGTCCAAGGCGTCCTCGGCAGACGCTCCGGAGGTGCGGATCTCGCGCCACTGGTTGAAGATCGTATCGAGAACGGCATCACGGGTTTCGTCCGCTATGGCCTGCCGTTCTTCCTGATCTGACCAACGGGCCATAAAATTCGGTCGATCAGCCGAAAATTCGCGATGCCAGAATGCCTGCGCAGGCGACGCACGCAATCAGAGTAGACAGAACGATCATGTAATTCAGGTCGCTGTCTTCGGTCTGGTATGCCGTCGGCAAGTGAAAGCCGCCTGTCTCGGTTTTAAACTCGTGATTATCCTGCATGGTTACGCATCCTTACCGGTGAGAATGGGCATCGGGTTCTCGCTCGGCTCGAAAAATCGGCACGACAACGCGCGATGCGGGATGGCTCGCTTTGCTTTGTTGAGGATGGGCTTGAGGCAGTAGGCGTCTTTCGGTTCGCCCGGAAACAGCATGTGTTTCTTGCCATTCCGCTTGGGGGGGGGGGCAAACTTTTCGACATAGTTGCCGTGTTCGTCCTTGACCGATTTCGTCTTTCCCCAGTGCTTGCACTGGCGGCAGGTTGTCCCTTCCGGTCCCGTTCCGGCGATATGCGCCTGTCCGAGATATGTATTCCGAATGGGGCAATCGAAATCCGCTGCCGTCAAATGTGGGCTGATACTGAAATGCGCTGCCATGCCACCCTCCGCGATCTGGAAGGATCGGCGCTACTTAGATGTAGCGTTCGATCCTTCGGATTGAGCGGCGACGGGCGAGGGCGGTAGCGCGTGCGCCATAACGCTCGACAACGTCCTTGCTAAATCCGTAGCTTTCCAATGTTTCTGGGGTGACGTTCTGGCCGGAAAAGGCCATTTCCAGCATTGTGTCGGCAAGCTTGCCGATGATGCTTTGGGTGTAGAGAGGTGCTGGCTTGGCAATTGGTGCGGTTTGGTACTGGATCATGGTTTCCATCCTTTCGACGTCTGAGCTGGTTCAGATCGGATGGCAAAAATAAAGCACCGCTTTCAACTAAATGCAAGCAATACTTTAAAAATATGAAAGTTAGAATCGATTCGACAAGGCGGAAAAAAGAATCAATAGTGAGAACAAAATTAGAACAGGGTGGTTTGTGGAATGTCTTGTGTGCAGGAGCCAACCGTAGGATCTACGTCGGTAATTGAGATCGAGTGTGCAGATTGCGGGCGTATCAGATGGCGTAAGCCTCACGATTTGTATCGTGTTGGCATAGGTCCCAAAACGACGATTCGTCAGTTGGGACTAAAGTTATTTTGTGCTGGTTGCCGGGATGAAGGGTTGCCTGGGCGCAACATTAGTCTGAACCCAACTTACGTCAGTTCAAATGCTCGAATTTATGCAGAAGCTTATGCAATCAATAGCCGAGAAGCTCGCGCGTAGGTATCACGCGCCACATATTCTTGATGGCGTATGGATCGAAGACAAGTTCTTTTGCAGGGTTGTACTGCTTACAGACAATTTCGGTTTTCGAGCGTTTCACTAGTCTTTTGATGTATGCTTTGCCGACGGTTTCGCCTTGCTCTGGAAACATTTCGATGACTACATCGTCTCCAGAAACGGCGTCACGTCCGCCGCAATATAGCAGTTCTCCAGGTTCATACCGGGGAACCATGCTGTCGCTAAGAACATGAAGTGCAAATACTTTTCTAAGGTGCGCGATCCCCGCTGGGCGACGTGCGTATCCAGAGACTTCTCCATTAAGAGTGAAGTCACCGTCGTCGCCGCCGACTGCGACGCCAAGGATCTCGACATCAAGTGGGCCGGTGTCAATGTGGCCAGCATCCGAGATTATTTCAGCATCGGACACCGGCTGCGTCTCGGATAAGAATTTCACATCGCCTTTGCTAAGGGCGATGGGGTCAATCTCAAGATAGCTCGCCACGGCCTGCAAGTTTTCCATCGACATAACATTTGCGCCGCGTTCCCAGTTGCCCACGGCACCTGTGCTCACGCCCGCAGCCTGTGCGATGTCGCGCATGACAAGGCCGCGCTGCTTTCTAGCAGTCCGCAAAGCCGTTCCGATTTTCAGAGCGAGTTGTGTCTCATCCATAATGGGATGTGACTCAATGTGGATAATTTCGTCCATTTAAGAATTCCTTGCATTTAAATGAAAGCTATGCTTTAAAAATCAGCATGGCTGACAAAAACGAAATGCATCAGGCCCTAGAGGCCGCTAAAGAACGGGCAGAAGGTGCCAGCTCATTGGCACGTGCGCTTCGCATTACGCCTCAAGCGGTAAACCAGTGGTTTGTCGTGCCGCCGGAGCGCGTTTTGGAAGTAGAGCGCCTGACGGGTATCTCCCGTCACTTTCTACGCCCTGATGTTTTTGGCCCGCCTCTCGAATCGCCCGCATGTTCCTCTGCGGGTGGTGCTGGAGCGTCCTTGCCGCCCTCGGACGCTCCAGCTTCTTTGTCGCAGGATAGAGCAGCGGTAGCTCAGTTGGTTCATACCCAACAGGTCGCGGGTTCGAATCCCGCTCCTGCAACCAGTTTCCAATCGCCCGACTTCTCCGGCTCGGGTGATGAGGGGGGTGCAGCATTTCATACTTCTGCTGTGCTCCCCGACGTTTCGAAATCGCCTGATAACCTCCCATCGGGCGTAACAGCCGGGGCGCGCCGTAAGGACGACGCCGGACGCGCCCCGGCATCCTCTGTTCTGGGGAGTGCGGTGTAATGACTTCATCGGTCGTTTCCTCAGCCTGTGGGCCGCCTGGTTAATCTGATTTCTCAGTCGTACCGGCTGGGCTGACCAACTTCATCGAATCCTTTGACGAACTTTTTTCCTTGAAATTTTCAGGGGTGTTTCCGTGCGCACAATTTCCGAGCAAGAACAGCGTTCCCTCAAGTCTGCTACCGATGGCGCATACATGCTGTCGGGCGGCATTTCCTGCATCGTGCCCTTTACCCGTGTCGGCGTGTCGACGCTTTCCAAGTACGCATCGTTCGGCGTGGAACATGCCGACAGCTTCATGCCGATTGATGTCGCGGTCGAGGTCGACCGGCGAGCGCAAACGCCGACGATCATAAAGGCTGCAGCCGGATTGCTCGGATATGAGCTTGTTCCGGCAGCATCAGGGGCAATGAAAGCGCTCGACAATGCGCCTCTCACGGAAATGGATGCGCACCGCGTCATGTCCGAGACGATGGATGTTTCAAAATCCATCGTTACGGCGCTGGAAGATGGACGCATTGACGCCGGTGAGAAGCGGGAAATCACCAAGGAAGTGCGGGAGGCGATCCGGGCGCTGGAGGACGTGTTGCGTCGTCTGGAGGCGGGAAAATGACTGCTGTTTCCGCGCTCGTCGAACAATGGATTGCGTCGCACGGTGGGCCTCGTCGCTTCGAATGCGGTGTCAGATCCGGTTTTGATGCCACGCAATATGAACTGCTTGGGTTTGGCGTTGAGGTTCGGCGCAAGGGCAATCGTTTTGCCGTCAAGCGGGTCGATGGACGCTGGCAGGTCATGGGCTGGGAAAAGCTGGCCGAGCTGCGCGACGATTTTCGCCAGTTGCACGGCAGGGAGCCGCTTCGCCGGATCGGCCCATGATCGCCCGTTTCCAGCCGCGCGAGGTCGCGCTGATCGTTTGTGCCGCGTTGGTTGCTGAGTCACCAGTCGCGGCTTTTCTCATCTTCTTTCTGTTTCTTGCGGGGCGGTGACATGGACGCGCTACTACCTGAAATGATCCGGATATCCGATATCGACACGGGCAAGCGCCTGCGCGAAGTGGATCCGGCGAAAGTCGAGGCGTTGAAGCCGTCCTTTACGGAACTGGGCTTGCGGACGCCGATAACAGTTCGGGCAAATGACAGCAAGCGCAAGGGCGCTTCGCCCTACATTCTGTCGGCTGGTGCCCACCGGTTGGCGGCTGCGCTCGCCATTGGCTGGCAGGAAATCCCGGCATTTGTGCGAAAGGAAAGTGCGCTCGATGCCGAGCTTTGGGAGATCGACGAGAATCTTGCCCGTGCCGAACTGACGCCAGCAGATCGCGCCATGTTCGTTTTCCGGCGCAAGGAATTGTATCTCCTAAAATACCCGGAAACCGGCCATGGCGGCGACCGCAAATCAAGCGGACAAGTTGGCCACTTGGTCGACCGGGCAGAGCGTAAGAGTTTTGTTGCCGCCACGGCTGAACTGACCGGAAAACCAGAGCGAAGCATCCGACGCGATGCCGAGCGTGGGGAAAAGATTTGCAAGGCGGCGCTCGACAAGCTGCGGGGCACCCGGCTTGACAATGGTGTGGCGCTTGATCGCCTCAAGGCTCTGCCGTCGGATGTTGCGCAAATTGCGTGGGTCGAGGGCGCTCTGGCAGAAGAAAAGCGCATCAAGGTCGAAAGCAAGAGCATTCGTGCCCAGCAACAGAAGGTGCGCCACGCTGTCAGACTTACGGAAATGGCGCTGACCGCCGAGCGCGGCAAGGCGACGGCACCGGCAAAGCTGGATCGGCTCTATCCGGTCTATTATGCAGATCCGGCGTGGAAATATCAGGTTCATTCGGAAGTGACGGGGCGCGAAAAGAGCGCTGAGAACCACTATCCGACGATGCCTACCGACGAAATCGTCGCCCTGATGGTCGAGCTGATCGGTGGTAGTCATCCTGCTGTACTGTTCCTTTGGGCGACAAATCCGATGTTGCTGGATTCGCTGCGGGTCATGGAGGCTTGCGGCTTCACCTATGTGCATCACTGGGTTTGGGACAAGGTCGATATCGGCACCGGCTATTGGGGCAGGGACCGGCATGAGCTTCTGCTCATCGGCAGGCGCGGCGAGGTGGCGTGCCCGCTGCCGGAAATGCTCCCGCCGACGGTCTACGCCGAAAAGAAGGGCGAGCATTCCGCCAAGCCTGAGTATTTCGCTGAGCAGATTGAGAAATTTTATCCGGATCTCCCAAAGCTGGAACTGAATGCGCGCCGCAAGCGTCCAGGCTGGGATGTATGGGGATATGAAGCGCCTGCCGCTGACGTGGAGGCCGCGTAATGTGCTCCAATTGTTTTATCGCCACATTGGGAAGCCCGCGCATCATCTATCTTTCCGGGCCAATGACGGGATTGCCGGATTTCAATTATCCGGCTTTTCGCAGCGCTGCCGCCGCTCTCCGCTTGGCGGGGCATCGGGTCTATAACCCTGCCGAATATCCCCATAAGGGACCACCGGAGCTTTTTCCGATACGGCAAGCGTTCGCATCATATTGTAACTTCATTTGTCTTGAGGCCGACACGTTAGTTTTGCTGCCGGGTTGGCGGGCGTCCAAGGGGGCGGGTGCCGAACGACAGCTGGCGCTCAATTGCGGCATCGACATTATCGAATGGCTGGAGGCGCTATGACCTCTGATGCCGACCGTCTGCGGAAGATCAAAGATAGATATCGGGCACTCGACGGCGCGCGCTGGCAGCTTTGCTGCGCTGAGAAAGCCACGTTTGTCGAAGCAAAAACACGTAATGGCGAATTGATCGAAATCGCGAATTTTCATCCCGGTGCAACGCCGGATGAGGTCGATTTTCTGGTCAACGCGCCGGATATGGTCGGGTTTTTGCTGGGGCTTGTCGACCGCGCAATCGCGGCATCACGTAAGGCCGCGCCGGTTCAGCAAAAGCGGCGTATTTCGAAGGGCTTCGCGGCGGAAGCTGCCATGAAATGCGATCAGGCTTCATTCCGGATCTATCTGGAAGAAAGGCACGGCGCCGAGGGGCCACTGACGGCTGATACTGCCGCAGACGCATTGCGCGCCATCCTTCGGATCAAATCAAGAAAAGAACTGAATAGCGATGCCGCTGCAGCAGACCGGTGGAGCGATTTGCGCGCCGATTTTGAGGTGTGGCTGAGGGTGGGGCAATGACGACACATTCCGACACGATAAAACCGTTGCGCGTTCTCGTAGCCTGTGAGTTTTCCGGCACGGTGCGAAATGCATTCCTCGACGCTGGGCATGATGCGTGGTCGTGCGATCTGCTGCCAGCCGAGGACAAGACAAACCGTCATGTTGTCGGCGATGCGCGGGATCTACTGCATGATGGCTGGGATCTGTTGATTGTCGCACATCCGCCATGCACGCGGCTTTGCAACTCCGGTGTTCGCTGGCTGACGGTGCCCCCGCGCGGCAAGACGGTCGAACAGATCTGGCGCGAACTGGATGAAGCGGCGGAACTGTTTTCAACGTTCTGGAACGCTCCCATTCACCGCGTGTGCGTCGAAAACCCTGTCATGCACAAGCATGCCAAGGCGCGCATCACAAACTATGCGCCGCCCGCCCAGAGCGTACAGCCTTGGCAATTTGGCCATGGTGAGGTCAAGCGTACCTGCTTCTGGTTGCGCAACCTTCCACCGCTGACCGCTACCGACATTGTCGAGGGCAGGGAGGCGCGCGTGCATCGTATTCCGCCAGGTCCTGACCGTTGGCGCGAGCGCAGCCGGTTTTTCACGGGCATTGCAGCCGCGATGGCTGACCAGTGGGTGCGTTTGCCTGCCGCTGAGTATCTGGAGGCAGCGCAATGAGCATTGCTGTCATGTCACGCCTGTTCAAGGCGCAACTTGGATCTCCGAGCCGCAAGATGCTCGCGATCCGTCTGGCAGATTTCGCGGACGATGACGGGCGCGGGATCTGGCCTACAGTTGGACGGCTTGCGCTTGAAACAGAGCTTTCCGAGCGTACCGTGCAGCGTCTTCTACGCGACTTCGTCGATGAAGGGTTGCTGATTGTCGTGGCCGAGGGCGGCGGACGACCGGGGCAGGCCACGCGATACGATTTCGATATGCGTGCATTGGACAGCTTGCAGGCGGGAAAACCTGCCGCCGACGGGTGTCATGGTGTCACGGGTGTCACGGTGTCACCCGTGACAACGGAAGCACCGACGGGTGACATTGACGACGCCGACGGGTGTCACGGTGTCACCCAAACCGTAATAGAACCATTAGATAAACCATTAGGTGAGAGAGCGCGCGAGAGCGAGGACGATGGAAGGGAAAGCCGGAAATCCGTCGAACGTTCGTTCAAGCGTGGTTTCCATGGTTGGCCTACAGCGATATCCGACAGCGAGCCTGAGGCTTTCCGTGTGTGGCTGTCTCTGACGCCGGAGGAAAGGCAAGCGGCAGTCGACGAGGCTGCGCGCTACGTCGAGGCTGCGAAGGCGTCGGGTCGGAAGCTGGTTTGCTCCTATGCGGTTTATCTCCGCGAAAGACGCTGGGAAAAGCTGCCAGCCAAAGCGGCGGTCGAGCAGACCGGATCTGCGCAGGCAGCGCCTTTGGGCAAAATGTGGGGTGCAAGGGTCTATGAGCTGTTGCTGAACGGTCCCACTCGTGTTGTTGGCCTGACCCAGATCGAGAAGGGCTTGGTCGATAGCGGGCGCTATACCGAGAAATATCTGCTGCACGATAAGCAGGCCAAGCAGGGCTTTCCAGCAGTGAATGAGCTTTTCGAGCGTGCATCTGGTGGACGTGGCGCGCTTGTTCCAGCGCGCCTGCAGGCGATCAAGGATTTGCTCGTACAGGTTCGCATTGGCAGCGACGAGTGGAAGGCATGGGCCGATTTCCACAGTCAGCAGGGCTGGCCATGGTTCCCGGACCCCGGCAATGCCGAGTGGGTATATTTCCCGGCTGGTGGGCCGGAGGGTTTGAACGGTTTCGAAATCGCACTGAGGGGATTGGGTGAAAATGATGGCAATTGACGCAAAGCAGATTGCAGATGCTATCACGAGACAGCCGACATTCGAGCAGGCTTGCGCAATCGACAAGGTGCTTGCAGAGCGTGGCAGGGTAGCTCGGATGAGGGCAGCGGCAGCGAATCGCGCGGGCGATGATTCTCCTTGGCTGGTCCTTCAGGTGATGTCAGGACGCGAACTTTCGGTGCGGGAAGCGCTCGAAAAAGAAAATATCGAAGTACTTGTCCCCATGAAAATGGGGCCTGTGGTTCGTCGACAGCATCGAGTCCTTCCGGCAAAACAGCAGCCCGTCATGAATGGTTACGTGCTGGTACGCTGTGCAGTTTTGAACGAATGCCTTGCCGGTCTGTTGAGTTTCGATCACGTCGTTTCGATCCTTGGTGGATATGAAGCGCCATTTCTGGTCAGTGCCGAAAAGGTATATCTTTTCAAAGCGAAAGCCGAAGATGGTAAATATGATTACGAGCATTTTCACCGGAAGTTTATCGGGGTGAAATGGGCGCGTGTTGCCGATGGTCCTTTTGCCGGTTGCCGTGCAGAACTGGTTTCGGGTGGAACAAAGGGCAACGGTCTCGTTGTGATTGAGGTTTCGATTATGGGCAGGCCAGTGGCAATGACTGTGCCTATTGCAATTCTCGAACCTTTGTGAGCGTAATCTGCTCACGGGATGATCCGGTATGAATAGTGAACCTCGATACACGGTAAAACGTGGGGACTAGTTCCTGAGGTGGTCGCGCTCGGACCCCGCCCTGACTGCCAAAACGGCAGCAATCGATTCAGGGCCAGTGCGTAAGCTATGTCCAGACTTCTCCGAACGATGAGCGCCAGTTGGCGCTCTTTTCGTTTGTACTAAGGATAAACGGTTTTGTTGAAAGGCCGGTCCAATGATCAGAACCATCGACAATCGACTGTTTGTCCTGATTGCACTGCTGCTGGTCGCTTTCGCGCTTAGTGGATGCGCAAAGCATTTCTGCACGATGGATGACTATTTCAGCAGCAGCGCCTGCAAGTGACGTGGAATTGCGATCATGGCAACGATTTCTGCAAAGTGGGCCGATAAGCACCTCTCGCTGTTCGGATCGAGGATCGCGGTTCTCCATTCGCGCTTTCCGAACGTTCTCCCTCGCATCATCAATCAGGTCGGCAACCGGGCAAAGACACAGGTTATTCGAAACCTGACCAAGCAAACGGGGCTCGCCCGCAAGACCATAATCAAGGCTATCGGAGATCCGGGGCACGCCCGTCATAGTAAGCTGTCTTACGAAATGGTGACGCGAGGCGGCGATATTCGTCTGAAATATCTTTCGCCTCGCGAATTGCGTGCAGGCGTTTCCGCAAAGCCATTTGGGCAGCGGAAGTTATTCGCGGGATCGTTTCTGAAAGGCGGACGCTTCCCCGGTCGCGTCAACGTTCCAAAGTTTTACGGCCATGCTTTCCATAGGCTGAACAAGTCTGGAACCAAAATCACCTATACCCGGTCAGGTGTTTTCATCCCGGTGGAAATGACCAAGGGCGCGACGAGATCGGCATTTGAGAGAACAGCGGCACCATTGCTGCAGCAGCGCGTCGATGCTGCTCTCAAAAAGCTCCTGCCATAATGAGATCGTGCGAGTGAGCACCTCGACCGGTGAGCGGATCGAGGGTTGGGCGCACCTGACCGACCGGCCCCCGACCCGCCCCCTCCATTGGGTCCTTTTCCGGGCCTATCACCGGAGCGGGTGAGCGCGACTGCGGGATTTCGGTCTCTGCGAATTCTTACAGGGGGATTCCTCCGCCCTTTGAATGGAATCGGAATCACATGGCCAAAGGGTATTCAGACGAGCTGCGCCAGCAGGTCATAGCCTTCATTGAGGAAGGCCATACCGTCCGGCAGGCAGCAGAAAAGTTCAATGTCAGCCCCAGCTTTGCTGCCAAATCGCACAAGAAGCATGTCGATCAGGCCGCGCAGCCGCTTTTGCCAGAGCAAGATCCGGTTGAGGATGACGAACAGCCTGAAAACGCTGCCGAGATAACAGCGGCGGATCTCGCAGAGATCCTGGGCGTTTCGAAGCGGGCAATATCCGATTACGTCGAGCGTGGAATCATCGTGAAGACAGGTCGGAATCGCTTCGACCTGCGGAAGTCCGTCCAGCTCTACTGCGAGCATCTGCGCGGGATCGCGGCAGGTCGAGGCGGTGACAATGTCGACGCGCTCGCAACAGAACGTGCCCGACTGGCACGCGAGCAAGCCGACCAGGCAGCAATGCGCAACGCGGCGATGCGGAAGGAACTGGTCCCAATTGCCGAGGTTCGCAACGAATGGGTTTCGATAGCCCGACGCGTGCGAAACGTGATGATGGCGGTTCCATCCAGATGCCGCCAGATGCTGCCACACCTTACCACTTTCGATGTCGACCTGATCGACGAGGAAATTCGCACAGCACTTACAGAGCTTGGTGAAAAGGACGATGACGACGGCTCTGGCGATCACGCGGCGGGCAGTTTGGGAAGCCCTGACGCCGCCACCGAAACTGAAGCTCTCGGAGTGGATTGAGCAAACAGTTTATCTGCCGGAGGGAGTTTCATCCCTCACGGGTCGGGTGAGGCTCTGGCCACCGCAGCGCGAAATTGCAGACGCTATCGGCGATAGCGCGCTTGAGCGTGTGACACTGGTGAAGCCGGTGCGTGTCGGCTTCACTACGCTTCTGACAAGCGCGATGGCCAGTTTCTGTTCGAACGATCCGTCGCCGATCCTTTCGCTCCTGCCGACTGAGGCTGACTGCCGCGACTATATGGTTTCGGATGTCGAGCCGATCTTTGATGCCTCGCCAGCGCTCAACGGATTGTTGACCGGCGATGTTGATGAAGGCGGCAGAAACACTCTGCTTTCCCGGCGCTTTCCGGGTGGGTTTCTGAAAGTTATTGCGGCAAAGGCACCGCGCAACCTGCGCCGCCATAATGTGCGCATCCTGTTTATCGATGAGGCAGACGGCATGTCGGCGACCAAGGAAGGGTCGCCGATCCTGCTCGCTGAGCGCCGCACCCTGTCGTTTGCGGATCGCAAGATCGTTATGGGGTCGACGCCGGTTTATGAGGAAACCAGCCATGTACTGCAATCCTATGAACAGTCTGACAAGCGAATTTATGAGGTGCCTTGCCCTGAGTGCGGACACTTCCATGAGATCCAGTGGTCCGACATTCAATGGCCGGAAGGTGAGCCGGAAAAAGCGTATTATGTTTGCCGGGAGTGCGGCTCGGTTGTCGATGAGCGCCACAAGCCCGGCATGGTTGCGAATGGTCGCTGGCGGGCGCTGAAGCCTGAAGTCAAAGATCATGCAGGGTTTCGGATGAATGCCCTGATTTCGCTGCTACCGAATGCGTCTTGGGGGCGTTTGGCGAAAGAGTTTGTCGGCGCGAAGAATGATCCGTCGAAGCTTCAGACCTTCATCAACACGATCCTCGCGCAAGGCTGGAAGGAAAACACCGACGAGCTGGACGATATCGAGCTTGCAAGCCGCGCCGAAGATTTCAGCCTGGTTGCGGAAACTCCAGACGATGACGATGCGACGGCCACGACCGGAATCCCGGTTCAGGTTCTCATCATCACCGCTGGCGTTGACGTGCAGGATGATCGATTGGAAATCACCTTCATTGGCTGGGACAAAGAGGGGATTCCTTACGCCTTGGGACATGAGGTGATTTGGGGCCGATACGAGGATCACACGACCTGGTCGGAATTGGATGTCGCGCTTGGCACGCAATGGGATCATCCGCTCGGCGGCAAGATCAAGGTCGATGCCACCTGCATCGATAGCTCGGATGGCGAAACGATGGAAACTGTCTATCGTTATGCATTCCCACGGTTCCGCAGGCGCGTGTTTGCAATCAAGGGCGTGGGTGGCAACCGGCCATGGATTGAGAAATCCAAATCGACCGTGAAGGGTGGCAAGCTGTTCATCGTCGGTGTCGATGGCATCAAGAGCCACATTTTCGGTCGGCTGGCGCGTGCCAGTTCGATGCGCTTTTCGAAATCTCTGCCAGATGTCTGGTTTGAGCAACTCGTGGGTGAGCAGATGGTTGTCAAATATTCGCGCGGACAAACTGTCCGGCAGTTTGTGCCGGTTCCGGGGCGACGGCACGAAGCTCTCGACTGCACGGTTTATGCTTTTGCCGCTCGCCAGATGGTGAATGCCAACTGGGCGCACCGTGAGGGCGAGTTGTCAACGCCACCGGAGATCAAACCTGTTTCATCCCTTCCACAAATCGCACCTTCGGAGTGGTTATAATCGTGGCCTCTATAGACGATCAGATTGCAGCGCTTGAGGAAGCCATTCTTACCGGCGCGAAGAAAGTCATCTTCCACTCAGGCGGAACCCGCCGTGAGGTGGAATATCATTCCTTGAAAGATATGCGGGAGGCGCTTGCGGATCTTCGGGCCCGTAAATCGCGTGGTCCTCGTACCATTCTGGCGGCGTTAGACTAATGGGTATCGGGAACATTCTTGATAAGGCCATCGGCTATGTGTCGCCGGAGGCGGGCTTGCGCCGTGTTCGTCACCGGGCTGCAATGGAGATTGTCCAGCGCAGCTATTCCGGAGCGGAAACCAATCGCCTGAAATCAGGTCGTCGCGCGAAATCGACATCGGCAGATGCCGAGATCGCTCGCGCCGGTCGCAAGCTTCGCGACCGTATGCGGGATCTGGTCCGCAACAATCCCTATGCGGCGAAAGCTGTTTCCGAGCTGGTCAGTCACGCCATCGGCGACGGCATCATTCCGCGCTCGAAAAACAAGGAAGCAATCAAGCTGTTCCAGGAATGGAGCAAGGTTTGCGACGCTGACGGTGATCTCGACTTCAACGGTATTGTTGCCCTGACGGTTCGAGAGATGTTTGAAAGTGGTGACGGCATGGTACGTCGCCGCCGTCGCAGGCTGGAAGACGGATTGCCGGTCCCGCTCCAGTTGCAGGTGATTGAATCGGATCTGCTCGATAGTACCAAGGAAGGGGTGTTGTCGGGCGGCGGCAAGGCAATTCAGGGTATCGAGTTTGATGCGATAGGCCGCAAGCGTGCCTACTGGATGTTCGGATCTCACCCCGGAAACAGCTTCTTTGATCCGCAATCGACCATCGTTTCGAAGCCGGTTCCGGCAGCTGATATTGCGCATGTCTTCGAAAAACAGCGCACACAGGTCAGGGGCGTTCCATGGGGGACGCCAGCGATGGACGATACATTCGACCTTGCCGAGTATGAGCAGTCGGAGCTTGTCAGAAAGCGCCTTGAATCCTGTATTGTCGGGGTGATGACAGGCGGTGACATTGACGACACGATAGGGTTGCCGCTGACCGGCAAGGATGGCGAGGCGACGACACCGGGCATTTACAATGTGCACGGACAGCGTGTCGAAAAGTTCACGCCGGGTATGTTCTACAATGCGGTCGGCGGTCGAGATATGAAATTCTCACAGCCTGCCGTCACCGACAGCTACGATCCTTATAAAGTTTCGATGCTGCATACGATCTCAGCTGGCTGGCGCGTTCCCTATGCACTGATGACGGGGCGGCTCGACAAGGTCAATTACTCGTCGAGCAAGATCGGTCTGGAAGGCTTCCGGCGCATGATTTCAATGCTGCAATGGCATATCATCATACCTATGCTGTTGCAGCCGATGTGGGACTGGTTCTGTGAAGCCGCCTATCTCGCCGGGAAGATCAGCACACCGACAGTGGCGGTCGACTGGTCGCCGCCGCGTTTCTACTCGGCGGACCCACTGAAGGATGTGAACGCCAGGATCAAGGAAGTTCGGGCCGGTTTCCGCTCGCTCTCATCGGCAATTGCCGAGACTGGCGAGAACACGGATGACGTTCTGGACGAAATCCATTCGGACAATGCCAAGCTCGACAAGCGCGGCATTATCCTCGACAGCGACCCGCGCCGCATATCGCAGGCCGGTCAGGTTCAACAACCCGTTGATACTGATGATCCTCCTGAGAAGGACGAAAACGATGACGAAACTTAACCTGCGCAAAATGCCGGACAGTCTGCCGATGCAGATGCAGGAAGTCCGGCTGTTGCCTTCCGGTGTCGATGCTGAAACGCGCACGCTGGATCTGGTATGGACTACCGGCGCAACTGTTCGCCGTCGCCGGTATGTCGGCTGGGATACGGTTGTCCCGTTCGACGAGATCCTGCTTGTCAGCGATAAAGCAATCGACTTGTCGCGGATGAATGCAGGTGCGCCGGTTCTGGATAGTCATTCTGTCTGGTCGACCTTTTCGCAGGTCGCGGTTGTCGAGCGGGCGTGGGTTGACGGCGGTGAGGGTAAAGCCAAGATCCGGTTTCCAAAAGCCGGTATCGACGAGCGCGCCGACCGCATGTTCGGCCTTGTCTCCGATGGCATCATCAAAAATGTGTCGGTCGGCTATTCCATCGACAAGATCCGGATTGAGGAAGCCCAGAAAAAGGGCGAAGTCGAAAAGGTGTTCGTCGAGCGCTGGACGCCGAACGAAATTTCATTCGTGACGGTTCCGGCAGATCCCGGCGCACAGGTGCGTAATCACGCAGATACGTTCCCGCTTATGATCGACCGTAAGCCGGTCTCGACGTTTGCGGCCTCGGCCCGGATGAGAATGGCGGAAGCCGTCCGCCGCCTCGCTTAATCCAGCAATCAACAAATTCCAGTTTGCCGCCTGCAATTCTCCGGGGTTGCAGGGCGACGGCGCTTGTTTTGCCCGGTACATAGAAGGAAACGCACACCATGAAAAAGGGTGCTTACATTTTCGCGACCGTCGCCGCATTTGTCTGCGTCGGTCTGGCTATGGCGTTGTTCGCCGCAGATCCATCGCATGCAGCATCCCTCGATTATCGTGCTTTCGTACAGCCTGACGGAATGCACCTGATCGGTGCCAACGTTGCCTTGCTGGGTCTGCGTTCGAAGCTGAAAGAAATCACTGACCGTGCGGAAGCTGCCCGCGCCCGAATTACCGATGATCTCGATGAAGATGCGGTTCGGGCAATCGAACAGGAACATGCGGGTATTCTAGCCGAGGCCGACCAGGTCCGTGCGGATATAACCCGCATGGAAAGCGAGCAGCGCAACGCACCGACGGTTGATCCTTCGGTCCGAGCTGCTGTCGATGAAGGCGTCCGCGCCGAACGTGAGCGGTCCAGTACTATTGAGGATCTGGCTACCCGTTCCGGTTTTCCTGATCTCGGTCGCGAACATGTTCGCTCTGGCACGCCGGTTGAGCAGTTCCGCAGCCTGCTTCTTGATCACATGGTCTCGAATGAGCGCCAGAGTCCAACCGACAGCCGTGTGCGTGTCGATGTGGTTCACGATGAGGCGGTCACTCGTCGCTCAGCTCAGATCGAGGCGCTGGCATACGGCCTCGGTGCCCCGACGCCGCAGGCTGGTCCGTCCGCTGCCGCTCGCCAGTATATGGGAATGGGCCTTGTGGATCTGGCCGCAGAGAGCGTCAATTATCGCGGTCGCCGCATGATGAATGCCCGTGACATCGACGATGTGTTTACGCGCGCTTCGCATTCGACCTCGGATTTCCCGGCAATCTTCGAAGGTGCCGTCAACCGGACTCTGGAACAGCGTTATGCGCTTGCCCAGCCGACGTTCCGCCGATTTGCGCGCCAGCGAAACTTCCGTGACTTCCGTCCCGACACCACAGTGAAGGTCGGCGATTTCCCACTCCTGAAAAAGGTGCTGGAAAACGGCGAGATCAAGTACGGCTCGTTTGGTGAAGGCAAGGAACAGGTGCAGGCGTTCAGCTACGCTATCGCACTGAATGTCAGTCGGCAGATGCTGATTAATGATGATCTCGGTGCAATCTCTGATCTTCTTACCAGCTATGGTGCATCTGTCGCGCTGTTTGAGGAAGTGACTTTCTATGCGAGCGCCTTTAATGGAAACCTCGCTGACGGAAAGCCGGTATTCCACGCGGATCACAAGAACCTTGCCGGTACGCCCTCCGCAATTACCGTCGACAGTGTCGGTGATGGTCGAAAGGCGATGAGCAAGCAAAAGAGCCTGGATGGCAATCCGTTGCTGTCGAATGCTGCTCGTATCATGCTGGTCGGTCCAGACAAGTTGACAGAAGCGGAAAAGCTTCTTGCCTCCATCACTCCCGCAACGGTTTCGACCGTCAATATCTTCTCCGGCAAGTTCGAGCTGATTGAAACGAGCCAGATCAAAGACAATGCCTGGCATCTGTTCGGCGAACCTTCCGCAGGCTCGAACTATCGCTGGGGTTATCTGGAAGGCTACGAGGCACCGCGCGTGCGCATGGATGAGCCGTTCGGGCGTCAAGGTTTCAGCATGTCGGTTGAACACGACTTCGGCTGTGGCGCGACCGACTATCGCTTTGGCTACAAGAACGCCGGGGCCTGATCGAAATAGGGCGGGTCATTGGATCCGCCATCCTTTCCGCTCTGATCCTTCATAAGGAAGAACTCCCATGAAAAACTATATCCAGCCCGGTGATACCATCACCGTTCCGGCTCCGGCTGACGTGAAGTCTGGCGATCTTGTTGTTGTCGGCGATCTCTTTGGCGTTGCGCAGTTCTCAGCAGCTTCCGGCGATCCAGTCGAAATCTCAACAAGGGGTGTATTCGGGTTGCCGAAGGTTTCCGCGCAGGCTTGGTCTGTGGGTGCCAAGGTCTATTACGTCGCCGCCGACAAGAATATCTCGACGACAGCGACCGGTAATACCTTCATCGGTCACGCTACCGAAGCGGCAGCGAACCCTTCCGACTTCGGCGCGGTGCGTCTTTCGGTATAAGCGACATGGCGAACTGGCGAAAACTGGAAGCTATGGTCGATCAAAAGATGACGCGTAGCTATGGCGAGTCGGTTCGCCTGTCTTTCATGAAAAAGCAGGTGGTCGATCCTGATCGGCCAACGGTCGATATTATCGCACTCCTGCATGTCGGTGGGGATGACTCGCGCGCTCCCGGTCCTACCGGGACGTATCGATCTCGCCTGTCGCTTGGTGAGGCTGAACTGTTTCTGGATCGTTCAATCTATTCCGGTCCTGATCCGAAGGTTGGCGACAAGGTCCGCGCGAATGATAGGGCGGGAAAGCCCTGGTTTGAAGTAGCCGCAGTATCGGATCGATATAGCAATCTCATCGTCGTGAAGCTGGGGCAGATCTGATGTCTATAGGTCGAATTGCACTGCGTATCGCGACAATCGGGGCACTTAACGGTTCGACCTCGGTCGGTTCCAATGTTCTCGACAGTGAAATTGGATCTATTGATGTCGGCGCGGACGGTAGCCTTCGCACCGATCAGGAGAAGCCTTTTATTTCGGTCTATACCGACGGATCGAAGGCGGAAGATCTGAGCGGTGCGCGACGCCTCTGGCAGAACGGACTTACTGAACTTTTGATTGAAACCGGCGTCGCAGCGTCGATGGTCGAAACCAATCAGGAGACAGGCGAAAGCACGATCATTCCGGGAATACCCGCAACGGACTCTGCCTTCGAATTGTTTCTTGATGTTGTCGATAGGCAATCAATCGCCGCCTTGATGGATCCCGGCAATCCATGGGCAGAGATTTGGCGGACGCTTGTTCGCGATATCGTGAAAGTCGAGCGCAGGCGAACGGCTGATGCCGAAACCGGCACCCGTATGGCGGCGCATCAGCAAAGCATCACCTGTGATTTGTTGCCGGATCCGGTTTTCGGCGAGCCTGTTGCGGCGACCTCTGTATGGCAGAAACTGCTCGATCAGATGGAAGCGGTACAGCATCCATATTTGCAGAAACTGCAAGAACTGATGGGCTTGGCCGTCACCCAGCTTAACTCCATAGAGCAACGTCGGCGGTTTGGTTTCACGCTGGATGAGGCGAGGGCGCTTTGCGATGTGCCTCCGCTGGCAGCGGAGGCGACAGAACCAGACATTGCGCGGATCGATTTCGAGAAAATGTGATGGCTGACAATCTCGCTGATATCCTCGTCGAGCTGCAGCGCCGACTGTTCGAGGTCGAGCGCCGTTTGGCCAATCATCGTCGAACCGGCGTGATTGATGAAATCGACCATGGCAAGGGCGTCGCCCGCGTCAAAATAGAGGGCGGCGAGCAACCTTTCCGAACTGGCTGGATCCCGTGGAAGGAAATCGCAGCGGGCGGGATATCGACCCATATCCCGCCAACGGTCGGACAGCAGGTCGATGTTATGTCGGAAAGCGGTGACCTGACTGACGCTGTCATCGATTTCTCGACGCACTCGAATGCAAATCCGCGCCCGCACGACGGGCCGGACGCGGTGATCGTCAAGGGCGGTGTTCGCTTTTTCATCAGCGATGATACTGTCACGATTGATGCGGCAAACATCACTTTTACTGCCTCCAACGGAAATCTCGCCTGATGCCACTGATCGTTCGTCTCGGTGATACTTCCAGTCATGGCGGCACCGTAATTTCGTCAGCCGACAAGTGGAGCTGCGAGGGAAAGCTCATCGCCAGAAAAGGCGATCTACATTCCTGCCCCATTCCCGGTCACGGCGTCACGCCGATTGTGTCGGGATCTTCGAAATTCATCTGCGAAGGCGATCCCGTGGCGCGAACCGGCGACACGACGGGTTGTGGCGCAAGTCTCATTTCTGGCGCGACCAAGTGGTCGTGCGACTGACCAAAGGAGAACAGGCGATGAAAGTCATCGTGAAGGAAAGCGGCTTTTACGGCGGAACCTACTACATAGCCAAAACCGCAGAGCAGGAAATGCCGGATGCGGTCGCCAAACAATTTATGGCTCCCTACGGTCATCAGCTGGAAAAGCCATCCGACCGGCAAAAGGCCGTGCGCCCAGTGAAGGAATAGACCATGTCGTCGCTCGGCTTTTCGAACGTGGATGGTTCACTGCTGGCGGGCTTTGACCATGTTCGGCAGTCGATTGAGGTCATCCTGACAACACCAGTTGGATCTCGCGTGATGCGTCGAGATTTTGGTTCCGAGCTGATGGGCCTGATCGATAGACCGATGAATGACCGCGTCATTCTCGGCATCTATTCAGCCTGCGCCATGGCAATTGCGAAATGGGAGCCGCGCTTTGCGGTGACCGGCATAGACATTGGCGATCTGAACGAACAGGGCGTCATCGATCTCCAGATACGGGGTGTCTATTACCCGAACGGTCACAAGGGCGATTTTTCAGTGACCGAAGGCGAGACTTCCACGAGCATCACTATAGCAAGGACTATGTCATGAGCCGCTTTGTTGCGCCGAACCTGGCTGACCTTGGCGATGTTCCAAGTGTCGTCGCGGTGGATTTTGAGGAAATCAAAAGCTCACGCGATGAATACCTGATTGCAGCGCTGGAGCGGTTCGGCGTTTCTTACGATGTTGACAAGCTGGAAACCGATCCCATGGTGATCGCCTTTTCGGAAGGCGGCGGCTATCAGGAAATGAAGTTTCGCCAGCGGGTCAATGAAGCTATCCGCGCCTTGTCTCTGGCAACCGCCATCGGCGGCGACCTTGACCATATCGCAGCGACCTATGCTGGTATCTCACGTCTTGTATACGACAATGCCGAAAACGATCAGCCGGAAAATTCGCAATGGGATCCGGTTCTGGGGAGGTGGGTCGAACTCGACGACATTTTCCGTGCCCGTATCCTGCTCGCCTTTGAAGCGTTTTCGACCGCTGGCCCGGAAGGGGCATATGCCTTTCATGCTCTGGAGCTGGATGGAAAGCGGGATATCGCCGATGTCGCGGTCTATTCCGAGGAAGATGCGGCGACCTATACGAATGGGCTTTATGCAGACGCCTATTCAATGGGCCTGATCCCAAACCCGTTCTCCGGTCGGGCTACCGGCGATCCGGTGCTTGCGCCTGAAATTCTCGTGGTGATCCTGCCGACCGTCACCTACGGCCCTACCGATCAATCGTTGTTGGATCGGGCATTCGAGGCGGTGACGCCGAAGGATGTGCGGCCTATCGGCGACAATGTTCGTATCGAGCCTGCCACAGTCACGGCCTACGATATCGAGGTCACTCTTTACTATGCGCCGGGTGTCGATGTGTCGGCTATGGCAGCGGAAGCGAAAAGGCGACTGACCGCATATGCAGTCTCCCGCCGTCGCATCGGGTTGGCTGTGCAGCGTGAGGTTATCGGCGGTCGCGCGGCTGTTGATGACAATGTCACTGTCGAAGTTGTTTCGCCTGCTGCTGATATCGAACCGGGTTCGAAAGGTGTCGGACAAGTTGGCACAATCACGGTCAATACGGTTCAAACGCAAGGATCGTGGCAATGACGCCAGCTGAAGCAATTGACGCTGTTGCAGACCTCGCACGTTCCATTCTTCCTGCGCGTTCTTCGCCACTCACTGTCGCATTGCTCGCTGCTGAACTGGCACGGATTGCGACGGTTGATCCCACCGTCATTGCGACGATCTGGAATCCGGCGACGTGCCCGAAAGCTCTGCTGCCATATCTTGCTATGGGTGTGTCGGTGGATGTCTGGTCTGCTGATTGGACCGAAGAGCAACAGCGCAGGGTCATTGCCGCCTCGCCAATGGTCCATCGGCTCAAGGGCACACGTGGCGCTGTCGAGCGGGCGCTTGCGGCATTCGAGCTGGAAACCCGAATTATTGAATGGTGGGAAGATGGTTCAAGGCGCGGGACGTTCCGTGTCGAGATCCTTTATCGCAACGGCAGTCCGGTTTTCGATCTGGAAACACAGGCATCGGCAATCGCGTCAGTTGATGCGGCAAAACCCAAATCTCGTGTTTTTGCCACCCGCGCCGTCGTGCAGGCTCGCGGTCCGCTTTATGTGGGAGCGTTTGCGAGAACCAGGCTGGCAGCTATCGCCCATCCATTTGCATTTGAACCGCCCGTTCTAAGGGCGACCAGTTATGTCGCCGGAGCGCCTTGCGCGTTCCTGTCGGCGACTGCTCACTACAAGGTTTAAGATTATGGCTCAAAACACGTTCGCATTGATGACGAACCTTGGCCGCGCAAAAGAGGCAGCAGCGATTGCCAACGGTACTGCTGTCGTCGTTACGCATATTGCAATCGGCGATGGGGTGACTGTGCCGTCGGGCGGTGAAACTGCCCTGTATAATGAGATCGCACGCAAGGCTATCTCAGGTCACGGTACCGTTGTTGGAGCTTCGAATGTCGCTTATTTCGATATTTTCCTGGAAGCTGCTGAGGGCCCGTACACAATCCGCGAGGCGGGCCTTATCGATCAGGATGGAGATCTCATTGCCATTGCGCGCTATGACCCCCCGATCAGCAAACCTATTCCCTCAAGCGGACAAACGGTGGAAGGCACCATCCGGCTAGAAATAGCCTTCTCGAACATCGCAGCGATAACTATCGTCGTCGATCCATCGTTCAAGGTTGCATTGCAGCGGATCAATCGCCTGCCATGGTTGCCGATTGTATCTATGACAACTGCAGCTCCGCCAGCTTCCCCGGCATTGGGTGACGCATATGTAGTTCCGGTTGGCGCTACAGGAGCGTGGGTAGGGCAGTCTGGCAAAATTGCAGAATATACATCTGCCGGTTGGGCAATAATTACTCCAGCCAATGGCCACGGTGTTAGTCTGCCAGACGGTCGAATATTCGAGAAAATTGGCGGCGTATACGTTGAGAAAATCGCGCTGGATGTACAGTCCGGCAAGTGGCGTTACGCAGTCGCAGCAGGGTCCGCGACTGCTTTGACCGTCGCACTCGATCCGGTACCGACGGACTACAGGGTGGGCATGCAGATTAATATGCGTGTTCCACATGCGTGCCAAGGCGCGACGACGCTTTCAGTTAATGGCATGGCTGCAAAGCAAATTGTCCGCAGCTCGGATTTTGTTGCTCCGATAAAAGATGACTGGCGGGCCGGAGCAATTTTGAACATCGTCTATGATGGTGAGCGATTTCAGTTAATAGATGCGAACTACAGCTTGTCCCCGCTCAATCGCATCATCACCCCCCCCAGTGCATCAATAAATCTGACACCGGCAGATGCTGGAGGTATGTTTTTCTCACGCCCCGAAGGACCGGTTGTTTACAATCTTCCGAAGCCATCAGAGTTCGGTGTCAATTATATCGGGTTTCTTCGGAACGTTGCTCCTTCGATCACGGTCAATGTCGCAAGCGAAGATGGCGGACGGATACAGTTTTCAAACGAGCCAACGACATCGACGGTGGTTCTAAACAAGCAAAAAGCTTGGTTGATTCTATTATGTGATGGCAACAATTGGCTGGTTTTCAGTGCGCATCCGATGTTCGATGCGGGCCTCGGTTTAACCCTTAGCTCGGGCATCTACAGGGAGGTCCTCGACAACGGAAAACTCCATATATGGGGTTCTGTCGTCAGAACGCCTTCCAGCGAACTGACGACTATCAATTTGCCGGTTAGCTTTTCCAATGCCGATTATCGGGTTGTTCTAACCAATGGCGATACCTTCTCATCGCAGACATCTCTTGGTATCCAATCTAGGAGTACGTCTTCATTTCAAGTGCGTTCAATTGGATCCAGCTCACCTGTGAGAATTGATTTTGATTGTTTAGGAGATCCGGCATGAAAATTTTTGCTTCTTGTGATGCGCAAGGCAAGCATACGGGTTTTTTCGAAGAGGACATCAACTTCAATATCCCCGGCCATGCATTCGAAGTGAGTGTCGAGCAGCGAGAACAGTTGTTGTCAAACCCTAATCTAAAATGGGTAGACGGGGTGTTGATAGTAAGCGAGCCGTCATCTACGCACCTAGATGATTTAAAGACGGAGTTGCGGGCCACGATTGATCAGGCGGCAGAGCAAGAGCGGCTCCGATACATCACACCCGGCACGGGTCAGGCGATGACATATCAGCAGAAAGTTACTGAGGCGCAGGCATTCAAAGCGGCGGTCAATCCACAGGCTTCTCATTATACAATGCTGTCATCGGAGGTCGGAATTACGGCTGAAACACTTGATGAGGTTGCAAACATCGTCCTTGCTGCCTTCGCTCAATGGCAGCAAATCGGGGCTATGATCGAAAGCATCCGCCTCGGTGCCAAGCGCGACATTGATGCGGCGGATGATGAAGTCGCTGCCCGTGCTGTTCTAGATGCTATCGAGTGGCCGCAGCCGGCGCTCTGAGTTCATCTGAACATTTAATTCCAGAAAACCTGACCCGCTGAGGTCTCAATCCAAGGAGTGCCGCTATGGCATCTGTGTCCTTTCACCATGGCACGCGTGTATTCGAAAGTGCCGAAACCCCGCTTCTGGTGCGTATTGCGCGCACTGCAGTCATCGGTCTTATCGGCACTGCGCCGAATGCGGACGTGCTCGCGTTCCCATTGAATAAGCCGGTGCAGATCCTGCGCCCGCAGGATGCAGCAACTCTCGGCAATGCCGGTACGCTGAAAAACGCCATCGACAGCATTTTCGACCAGGTCGGCTGTCCGATCATTGTGGTTCGGGTTGATGAGGGTGAGACGACGGCGGAAACCTGGTCGAACCTGATCGGCGACCAGACTGCTTTTACCGGCGTCCATGCCTTCCGGCGCGCATCCTCCGACGGCTTGTATAAGCCTAAACTGCTCATTGCCCCCGGTTTTACCCAGACCTCGCCAGCCGACGGCATCGCTTCTATCAATGTGACAGCAGGCGGTACCGGCTATGATGCCGATACGACTGCTGTCGCGATCATGGGCACCGGATCCGGTGCAGTCGCCGAGGCTGTTGTTGCTGAAGGTGCGATCACCGCGATCATCGTTCGCAAGGCTGGCTACGGTTTTACTGGCACACCGACGGTTACGATCACTGGCAAGGCTGGATCCAAGGACGCAACCGCAACCGCCAATATCGGTTCTGTTATGAACCCGGTTGTTGCCGAACTGATGGGTGTGGCGGAAAAGCTGAAAGCCGTGGCTTATGTCGACGGGCCGGACACGACCGATCAGGCTGCAGTGCAGTACCGTGGGCTGATCAATTCAGGGCGCATCGCGATTTGCGATCCGAAAGTCTTGAAATACGACACGGAACTTGATGCCAATGTTCCGGCCCCATCCTCGCCGATCTTCGCCGCCAAGCAGGCGAAAATGGATCTGGAGCAAGGCTTCTGGTGGTCCGGTTCGAATGTTGGGATCTCCGGTATTGTCGGCGTCAATCGCCCCATCGAATATGGCGACCAGTCGAACTACCTCAACGAAAACCGGGTCAACACTATCGTCAATATCGATAATACCGGCTTCCGGCTCTGGGGTGTCTGGACCTGTTCTGCAGAACTTCTTTGGCAGTTCATTTCTGTGCGGCGTACTGCTGACGCGATCAATGAAGCGCTGGAAAAGGCATATCTCGAATTTGTCGACAAGCCGTTCTCCCGCGCCAATCTGAAATTCATGGTCGAAGGTGGGCGCGCTTTCCTCCGGCAGATGGAAGCCGAAGGCGCAATCCTGCCTGGTCATGATTGCTGGTTGCTGGACACGAACACCGACAACGATATGGCGCAAGGCATCATCAAGCTTGGTGTGAAGTTCGAACCGCCTGCACCGATGGTTGATATCCGTATCACGGCATATCGCAACATCGCCAGTTATACGCTGCTGCTCAACCAGGTTGCGCAGGAAATCACTTCCGGATCGGCTGGCTAACTGCCAGCCCATCCCGCTCCAATTTTCCCATTTCAACGTTATTAAGGGGTTAGGCTCATGTCTGACATGCCGCGTTATATCCTGCGGAACTGCACCATTTTTGCAGACCGCGTTTCGAAGATCGGGCAGGCAAGCGAAATCACGCTGCCGGTGCCGACGGAAAAGGTCGAGGAACTGCGCAACGCCGGTATGGTGCTGCCGATTGATGTCCCGATGGGTTATGAAAAGATGGAGGCTAGTTTCAAGCTCTCCGGCTTTGATCCGCAGGTTATCACGCTGTTCGGCCTAGAGGTCGGTTCCGAACGCGAGTTCATGGTGACCGGTGCGCTCGTGCACGAGGATGGCACCGTCGTCAACGCAACTGCTTATATTCGCGGTCGCCTCATCAAGAACGATCATGGTGCCTGGAAGCCGGGTGACATGGCCGAAAACGATTTCTCGATCACGCTTCGCTATTACAAGCTGGAAGTCGAAGGGGCGATCCTGATCGAAATGACGCCGTTTGATGTGTCCATCGGCGGCACGTCTCGCACGCAATCCATCCGCAGCGCGCTTCTCGCGTAACGCTCGCCAGTTCGACAAGGATCGAAAATGCCTGAACCCGTAAAAGTGAAGCTCTCGACGACATACAAGATTGCTGGTGTCGAGACAGATGAAATCACCATTCGCGAGCCGAAGGTCGCGGATCTCATCACGGTTGAAAGTGTTGCAAATGGCGGCGGCAATAATGCCGTGCTGACACTGATGATTGCGCAACTCTCTGGGGCAACTCAGCCAGAAATCGCGCAATTCTCCCTCGGCGATTATAAGAGGTGCAGCAAGATCGTCACCCCTTTCTTGATCGAGGAAAGCTCGGATGGCGACGCCTGACCATCTGGCTTAGCCAGAACCTTTACACACCGATATCGACATTCATGGAAATGACGCCGCAGGAAGTCTTGCTGTGGCGTGATGAGGCCGTCGATCTGATGAAAGCAAAGAGAAAATAATGGCTGTCCTGAGTTCCAAGCTTGTTGTTTCGCTTGTCGATCAGATCACCGGGCCCGCTCGCGGTGTTGCTGCTGCGCTCGACGGTCTCAACCGTCGCGCCAGCAGAACCACGTCCGCGATCATGGGGGCGGGCGGCGGCTTTTCCGTCGGGGCGCTGGCTCGCAATCTTGTCGCCATTGGTGCAGGCTATGTCGGCGTTCGTGAAGGCATCGGCGGCACCGTCGGTGCTGCCATGAAATTCGAGGAAGCGTTCGCCGATGTCCGCAAGGTCGTCGACGGCACGCCTGCGCAATTGTCCGTCGTTCGATCCGAGATCCTCGGACTATCGAAGGAACTCCCGGTAACTGCCGATGGGCTTGCCTCGATCTATGCTGCTGCCGGTCAGTCCGGCGTTGCCTTGCAGGAACTGACAAAGTTCTCGGAAATGGCGGCAAAGGTCAGCGTGGCGTGGGATACGTCGCAGGGCGAAACTGGCGACGCATTGGCAAAGATCAAGACCCAGCTTGGTTTCAACGTCGACCAGATCGGTTTGCACGCTGACGCCATCAATCACCTTGCGAACAATACCGCTTCGGCTGCTCGCGACCTCGTCGAGTTTGACAAGCGGGTTGCTGCGACCGGCAAGATGTTCGGCTTTTCCGATACTCAGACACTCGCATTCGGTGCGTCGATGATTTCGGCAGGTGCTGAGGCGGAAGTTGCCGCGACCTCGTTCCGCAATATGGGGCGAGCGCTGACGAAAGGCGAGCAGGCGACAAAGTCGCAGCGTTTGGCATTTGCAAAGCTCGGCCTCGATTCCGTCAAGGTATCGAAGAACATGCAGAAAGATGCGCTCAAGACCACATTGAACGTAATCGAGCGGATCCAGCAGCTACCGAAAGATCAGCATATCAGCATCGCTTCTGCCTTGTTCGGTGATGAGGCGCGGGCACTCATGCCGATCATTGCCGATACAAAAGAACTGCGCCGCGAGCTTGCGATGGTCGGCACTGAGTCGAATTACAGCGGATCCGCGTTTCAGGAATATATGGTTCGCGCTGAAACGACCGCGAACGCCTTGCAGTTGCTCGGAAACAAGATCAAAGCTTATGGCATCGGCGTTGGTGACAGCTGGTTGCCGACGATCAAGGATATGAGCCTTGGCATCGGCGATGTGCTGGACACGCTGGATAAGCGAGTGGGCGTCATCGATAAGATCGAAATGGCCGTCAAGGGCTTGATGAGCGGTTTTGGTTATGGGGGCGAGGGCGGAACACGCCAGCTAATCAATGATCTCGGTGATCTTCTGTTTGGCAAGGCCTTTGAAGGCGACGGCACTCAGGTCGATCAGCGCATGATTGATCTGGCTAAGCTCTCGAACAATTTCCGCAAGATCGGTCTAGATCTGAAAGCCTTCGCCAAAGATATTGGGGAAGGGGATCTGTTAGGCGCTGCCGGGAATATCTCGGAAGCTCTCAGCAAGATGTCTGGTTCTGCGACCGTGATAAGTGCACTCGGCATTGCCGCTACCGGCGCAGCGATGCTGACTTTGGGGCGCGGTATCACCCGTTTAGCTATGTCCCCATTTGGGAAGATCGCCCTTGTATCTTCCGCTGCTATCACGCTGATTGATGCCGTCAAGGGTGCTAACAGCATTGGTGAGTTCGCGGATAATCTGGCCAAACTTTCAATGGTTGACTGGGCTATGATTGCTGGTGGTTTGTTGGCGGTTTCCGGTCCGCTCCTAAACCTGCGAAACCTGATCGCAGGAACGGCGGCGGCTGGTGCCGCTTCTACAGCGGTTGGCGGTGGCGCTGCAGCTGCTGGTGGTGCTGGTGCTGGATGGTTAAGCCGAATTCTTGGTGCTGGCGGTGGCACCGGGGGTATGGTCGCCCGTGGTGGCATATGGGGGCTTATGGCCTATGGTCTCTACAAGGGGCTTGAAGCAAAAGGTCCGTCCGATCCTCGCTACATAAACCCGGAATTTTTCGTACAGAAGTCCAACGAACAAAGGGCCAAAGCAGGTACTGGTACGGGGCAAGTGTTACCAGCCGCGCCTCTGCCAAATCAGCCCGCGCAAAATGCGTCGCAGCCGTTTAGTTTCGGTGCGCTGTGGAACGCATTGACCGCGCCATCTCCTACTGCTGGCATTGCAGGTGCAAAGGGGCCGGCTGATGTTTCGTTGGTTGGGACGCCATCTGTTTCAGTTGCTACGCCGGTACAGACCATGCCGAGTGGAACGCAAGATGTGCGGGTTACCAATCCGCAGCCTGCTCCTGTGGTGACGGTTCATATGAACGTGCAGACCGGTGCTTCTCCGGAGCAGATCGCATCTCAGACAGCACAAGCAGTCGCGGCTCAATTCCGTGCGGCGTCTGGCGGAGCATATTCCGACGGGGGAATGTAATGGCAATTCCGATGTGCTTAGGGCCTTTCATGTTTCATTCCCTTCGGTTCGGTTACCGGGGATTGAAGCGTGACCTTTCCACCCGTTGGGCCGACATCAACACTGTAGGCGGGTTGAACCGCCTCCAATGGACAGGCGGCGACGATGATCGCACGACAATTGAAGGAGTGTTGTTCCCACATGAGTTCGGCGGATTGGCTGTTCTTGAAGGCCTTCGCGGGGCGGCAGTTGCCGGAACTGTATTGCCGCTTATTACACTAGCCGGGAATGTCTACGGTATGCATGTGATCGAAGGTATTAGTGAAGACCAATCGTATCATACTGCGCTAGGACAGCCGCGAATGGATGTTTTTCGCATCCAGCTCAAGCGCTACAGCGGTGGCAGCTTTTCGCCGATTTCAGTTATTCAGTCACTATTCGGGTGATGCCATGGGGCGTGTTTATACAACGATACAAGGCGAAATGATTGATGCTATCTGCCGTAAGGTCTATGGCGACGAAAGCGGCTATGTCGAGCGGGTTTTGGAAGCTAACCCAGGGCTGGCGGCGCTGCCGCATCGGTTGCCAATTGGTACAAAAATTCATCTTCCCGATGCTTTGCGAACAGATCAAAACCAACCGCTAATTGCACTATGGGACTAGCCTACAAGCCAATCGCTGGTCTGCAAATAGCGCGATCAGCTTCATTGTTCTCTGGTGTTGCGGAATAGGTTGCCTGTTCTCCGGCGGTTTCCCCTGGCTGAACATTTGTAATGTATGCCTCCGCTACGTCGAGGAACTTGTCACCTTTCATGATGCGACAAGATACAGTGATCCAGCTGAACGCAAGGTCGCTGTCATTTTTGATTTGCACCAAAACCCTTGGATTCTCTGGATCCCTCTTGATGTCTTGGCTTACAATTTTGACCATTGCCATCGCAGCCGTCACTGCTTGAGGTGTCGGCCTATTATTATCTGCCGTCGCAGCGCCGATTTGAACGATGCTACTCAGCAGCGCAGTAGAAACGAAAAGCTTCCTCATTTTTCCCCCTTTTAATCAAAGTCCAGCACTAGGTGCTTCATGAAGACTCCAGCCTTTGAAATAAAAGTCAACGGCAAAGCCGTCGCGTCCATTGTGAATGAACGGCTTATCTCGCTGACTGTCACTGACAAAGAGGGTGTCGGCTCGGACTCGATTGATGTCGACCTGAATGATGGCAACCCGTTCGCCGCCATCCCTAAAAAAGGTGACAAGATCGAGGTGTCGCTTGGCTATGCAGAAACCGGCATACTCCCTTTCGGGGCGTTCACGGTAGATGACCCGGAGATCCGTTGCCTTCCCTACGGCATGAATATTCGCGGGCGAGGGGCGAATATCCGCGACAAGTTCAAGCAGAGCCGCTCCCGCCACTGGGATGAAAAGACTGTCGCGGAGATCCTGCAGCAAATCGCCTCCGAAAACGGTTTACAGCCCGTCATCGACGATGAAGTTGCTTCGCACAAGTACGACTGGTTCGGACAGCAGGATGAGAGCGACATGCATGTCTGCGAGCGTCTGGCACGCATTCACGGTGCTTTGTTCTCGGTCAAGGATGGCAAGCTGATATTTGCGAAGCGTGGTAGCGGGAAGTCTGCGAGCGGAAAGGATTTGACGCCTATCATTGTAGGGCCATTCGAGATTGTGCAGGGCACATGTCGCATCAACTTCGCCTATCGCAAGAAAGTCAAAACAGTGCGCGCAAAGGTTCGCGACCGCGCCAAGGCTGAGACGGTCGAGGTCGAGGAAGACAGCGACGAGGAAGGCACTGCCGAATTTACGGTGAAGGAAAATTTCAGCACGGAAGCCGAAGCGAAAAAAGCTGCGAAGTCCAAGGCTGAAAGCCTCAAGGCGGAAACTGTCAAAACCTTTGTCACAGTGTTTGGCGATCCGACCATTCGGGCAGGCGCGCCGTTTTCCTACCAGAATGTGCGGCCGGAAATTGACGGCATAGAATTCATTATCGAGACAGCAACCCACCGCATCAGCAAGTCGGGATATATGACCGATATCGAAGCGAAGCTAAAGCCGGTCGCCAGCAAGGCATCCAAAGATAAGAAAAAGTCGACTGCTGCCAGCACGTCGAAAACAAACGAGAACAGTCCTAAAACGCCTGCGGTGCCTGATCCTAAACCGCAAGCGCCCGCAACCTCGACGACGGGCGGGTCACCTATGGGCATGGGTATAGGTCGCGCCTAGCGCCGCTCGAATTTCCAACGGGGCAATCATGAAATACATTATCCGGAATTATCCGGTCGTCTTCATCAAGTGGGCGATCTACGGGATCTTGCTGCTTATTGCCAAGCTGGTAGCGATCCTGATCGCACCGATATTGGCGCTCTGGTCGGTGTTGGCAGGGATTTCGGTTCTGCCATACCCATTCTCGCTTTTTCACACGCATGATGACGACCTGGACGGCGCGCAACATCAGCTAGGTTGGCCGCAAGCCAAGGGCTTCAAATTGTGGTGGCAGCGAACACGATGGATCATGCGAAACCCAGCCTACGGATTTGCGGCCAATGTTTTCGGTTTCAGGTTCGAAGGCGTTACCACTGTTTATCAGATCGATAGCGGCGGCTTTGACTGGTCGAAACCCGGCACATTCTATGAGGGTGTGTATCGAGACGCGAATGGCCGATTGTTTTTCTCGTATCGCGCTCGCTTCAATATCTTCGGCAGGATCTGTGGTTGCTGGATCGGCTGGAGCTATGTCGCCTACGACAATATCAGCCTGCAGCTGAAGATCTCTCTCATATCCATCGTCAAATAGAGGCTGTCATGCAGCTTGTGCCCGATTGGCGGCACGTCTTGCGAAAGGCGTGGTCTGTCCGCCTGATCCTGCTTGCCGGTGTTCTGACCGGCATTGAAGCGGTGTTGCCGCTCCTTGGTGACACTTTTCCCATCCCCTCCGGCGTGTTCGCGTTGCTGACCTTTGTTGTGGTGGTCGCAGCCTTTGTGATGCGCCTTGTTTCTCAGAAGGTATTTCGAAATGGCGAGTAAACGCGCAAAGGCGGCTCTGGCGTCTGGGTTGGGGCTAGTTGCTTTGACGGCGACTTATCTGACCGCGCCGTGGGAAGGTATGGAAAACCATGCCTATTATGACAAGCTCGGCAGGGTCTGGACTGTGTGCCTGGGTGAAACCAAAGGCGTGCAGAAAGGCGACTATTATACTGACAGGCAGTGCCGCGAAAAGCTCATCACCCGACTGGAGAACGATTTCCGGCAACCGCTCCGCAAGTGTATCCGCACTTTCGACCAGGCACCCATCAGCGTGCAGGCGTCTATGCTGGATCTCTCCTACAACATCGGGACAGGTGCGGCCTGCAAATCAACTGCCGCCCGCCGTATGAGTGAACGGCAATGGCGTGCCGCTTGCAACGCGATGACTGCTTTCAATCGCGCCGGGGGAAAGGTCGTGGACGGTCTGAAAAAACGCCGCGAGCTGGGTGACGCTCAGCGCATCGGTGAGCTGGAACTTTGTCTGGCGGGTCTGTGATGTTCGGCTTGCTGGACTATCTCAAGTTTGGCGCTGGCTGCGCCGTCGGGATCGTGCTGTCTGCGATCTATTTTAACGGCGTGCCGGTTCTCAAAGATCTTCCCTATCTCGGCGTTGTTTTCGAGGGGCAGGCAAAGAAAGGCCTTGTTCCCGAATTTCAGGCGGCGGCGCTGCGGGCGGAACGCGACGAGCTGCTACGGCAGGGCAGAGCCAACGCGATTGTGATTGAAGCCTACCAGGTGCAGTTGCGGAACGCTCGCGCAGCTGAGGCCGCACAGATCGAAAAATCTGAACAGGAGATAGCGGACTATGAGAAAAAGCTGGCAGCGGCGGGCCGTGCCTGTCTGCTTGATCGCGATGATTTGCAGTTCCTGCGCCAGTGATCGACTGCTGCAGGAGGCTGCTGAACAGCAGGGTAAGGCGCAGGCGCGCATTGTCCCGCCTGAATATCCCGATGACTGTCGCAAGAAAGAGCCGCATGCGCCGTTGATCGAGGGGGCGGAAGTCCGCTCCATCCTTAAAAGGGAGCGAGCGGCGCTGGACAGGCAGAATGCGCGAACGGATCGATGCGCGGAATTTTATGACGGCTGGGCAAGGGGGCTACGGTGAGGGAAGGTGCGATGCGGTTACCAAGCAAAGGAAAGTTTGAGTGGAACTTCAACACGCTGCTGCAGCTCGGGCAGATCGCCGTCCTCATCCTCGGCGGTGTAACGATCTGGGTCAACAGATCCCGCGATATCGAGGATCTCGCAAAGTGGAAGCTCTCGCACGAGGCTTATCATAAAGAGCGCTTAGCCGAAGTGCGCGAGGATAAGGGAAAAAACGATCAGCGGTTCCAAACTATAGAGGCCGATATCCGCAAGCTATCCAGTAACCAGGAAAGCATGAGCTATCAGATAGCCTCAAACTCCCAGGCGATCAAAAGCGCAGCTGATAATTCGAAGGAAATACAGGAAACATTAACGACAGTGCGTGGGGATGTCCGTGTTGTGATGGAGATCCTGCAGCGTCTGGAGGCTGGGCAGCGGCGTCCCTAACGCGGTAAAACGGCAGCGATCCGCTATAATATGAATGACCAAGCGCCCGCCCGTCACCCGACGCGGCGGGCTTTTTCTTTTCTACCGGTCGGGATGGTGTCTTGCCTTCGTCGTCGCTTATTCGTTCGGATCTGTGCCGGTTGCTCCGTGGTGTAATCCTTCGGATACAACACGGATGGCTGTTGCCGCTTCTTCTTCTGACCAGCCAGCATCGACCGCATCCTGAATAAGCTCTCGGACACCCACGACGTTTGCGCCCGAAAGCGCCGCAGTGGCTTCAGCTTCCGTCGCGCCAGCCGCTACCTGTTGCTCAACAAGGTCAGCGAGGCCCTGCGAAATCGCTTCCTGACAATCAATTTCACGGTCGGGATAATCGCCGGGCTGTTTTGGTCCGAACATTCGATCCTCCTTCGATGGTCTGGATTTAGGTAGGGCATTAATTTTCGCTGTCCAGCCAAAGGGTCTTCGTTGTTTCGCTCATGCAAGTCCCCCTACAAATCCGCTCATTTCCTGCAGGCGTACCATTGCCATACGCATATGACCGCGACAGCCGCGCCCTTTGCACCTGGCCTTCGCCTCGATCTCATCAAGATACTTTTGAGAACGATCAGCGCCCGTGCAAAGCATCTGCCTGGTTGTGTAAGTCACGCGACCGCACTTTTTGCAGGTCAATTCAAGTCGCTGTTCATCATCCAGATCTCGGACCTTGATTGTGGATTTCCAATTGCCCATTACCAGAAATCCTCTGCGGACGGGATGCGGGTGTAACTGATCTTGCCGCCCACGTGCCCGCCTGCAGGCGGTTTCCATTCGCCCATGCTTACGATGGTTCCGGAATATTTCGTGTTGAGCGTATCGACGGCGTTGTTTGCCTTTTCCCATTTCTGGCGCACGGCATCGTCATTATTCAGCATATCCATCTGACGCTCGCCTGCTGGTGACAGATCATACAACGTCACGCCGACCCGAAAGATGGTTATGCCTCGCGGATGGTCGTCTCGCACGCGTTGCCAGAGCAGGCGCAGCGCCGACAGAATAGCTTGATCGTCATTCACTACCGGCAAGTAATGTTTGCCGAACCATGTTCCGTCACGCACTGAAAGCCATAGCCACAACCCTGCTGCATAGAAATTTTCACGACGAAGACGGCGGGCGGCTTTGGTCAGCAGTAGCCGGGATATCTCATAAGCGCCCGTTATTGAGCGGGCTTCAGGTGGCAAAACGCGACCATGGCCAAACATTCCGCGCTGCTGTGCTGGCGCCTGGATATCGTAGCCGTGAAGGGCATACCAAAGTCGCTCACCGTTGACGCTGTTCCAGATCTTCCGCATGTGTTTCGGTTGTAAGGCGTAGAGCTGGGTGGTTGTAAACACGCCATTGCGATAAAGCCGCTTTGCCATATTCGATCCGACCCCGGGTATATCCTCCAGCTCGACGCGCAAAAGCGGGTCCGGCATGATCGCAGGCCACCAAATGGCCAGTCCATTGCCGTAGGATCCTCGACGCTTTGTTTCTTCTTTCCCGGCCTTGCAGGCGATCTTTGCAAGCTGGCGGTTTGCGGCGAATCCGATTGAGCAGGTGATGAACGGGCCGATGTTGTCAGAGATCGCCGATTTAATGCGCGCTGCCAATAGCTCCGGGTCTCGCTTGCCGCTGTCGTCGAGAACGCATGTCAGCTCATCAATGCTTTTGGCTGTGTCGATTGCGATGACAGTCTCGATCTCGCAGAGCAGGGCATTGTGAGCGCGCCGGTAAAGATCTGGCTTTTGCGGGACCAGGATAAGGTCGGGGCATAACCGCTTCGCTTCTTTGATCGGCATGACGTTTTTAACGCCGAAGTTCTTCGCCTCTTTCGAACAGGCAATGACGGCAGTGCGGTCGGTGCCTTCGAAGGGCACGACTCCGATGGGGCGACCACGTAAACGCCGGTCGCATTGCTGTTCGACGCTCGCAAAAAAGCCGTCAAAGTCCAAATAAAGACGCTCTATAGTCTCAGGAAGGCGCAAGGCACACTCCAAAATCAGGGCAAGCGAAACCCGCCCCAT